ACCGACAAGTGTGCATAAAACCAAAAGGAGTAACTTATGGAAAATAAAGAAACTGTCAATCAAGAAGAAAATAAAGCTGTTATAGGGGATAAACAAATCCTAGAGTCAGAAATGACAGAACAGCAAAAATATCTTGCTAAACAAATAACTGATTTAAGAAATAAAGAAAGTAAGCTACAGTTTGATATGGATCAAATTAAAGCTGCTTTAACACTTTTCCAAAATACTTTTATACAGTCTACTCAAGACGAAGCTAAAGAAGTATTGAAAGAAAACAAAGGAGATAAATAATGATTGATTTAATTATGTGGGTAACCACAATAGTCGCAGTTGCTTCATTGATAGCAGCTTCAACACCAACACCGAAAGACGATCAATGGATTGGTAAACTTTATAAGTTTATCGATTTATTAGCATTAAACATAGGCAAAGCTAAACAAAAATAATGCCTACGGTAAAGGACGCATTAGCAGAACTTAACGCACACGAAAGAGAGTGTACTATTCGATATGGTTATATCGAAAAAAGATTAGAGGAAGGTTCTGCTAAATTTAAAAGATTAGAAATGCTACTTTGGGGAGTATACCCATTTATACTTGGTTCAATAGTGTTAACTAAGTTTTTATTGTAGGATTGTGTTATGCCTTTACAAAAATATCTTTTCGCTCCAGGAATAAATAAAGAAGGAACTGAGTATTCTAACTCAGGTGGTTGGTTTGATTCTAACTTAATGCGATTTCGTAAAGGACTTCCTGAAAAAATAGGTGGTTGGACTAAAAGTGCAGGAACAACATTTCTATCAACAAGTAGAGCACTACACGCTTGGGTAGATAATGATGGAACAAGGTTTATTGGATTAGGAACAACTTGGAAATATTATGCATTAGAGGGTCAAGTTTATTACGATATAACACCTATTAGAGCTACAACAACTAACGGTATTGTTTTTGCGGCTACTAACGGTAGTGCAACTATAACGGCTACTGATAATAACCACCAAGTTGTAATTAATGATTTTGTAACATTAGCAGGAGCAGTTAGTTTAGGTGGTAATATAACAGCCGTTGTATTAAATCAAGAATATCAAATAACATCAGTACCTACTGCAAATACATTTACCTTCACGGCTACAGCTACAGCTAATTCTAGCGACAGCGGTAACGGAGGTTCAGCAGCTGATGCTGCTTATCAACTTAACGTAGGCTTAGATGTTTATGTTTCTTCAACAGGTTGGGGTTCTGATTACTGGGGAGCAGGAACTTGGGGTAGTGTATCTGCTTTAGGAGCTAATAGTCAATTACGTATTTGGTCTCATGACAATTTTGGTGAAGATTTACTTATGAATGTTCGTGGAGGCGGTATTTTTTACCACGATGTAGGAGGAGGTGTATCTAATAGAGCTGTAGCTCTTTCTGATCTTACTAACTCTAATTTAGCCCCTACAGTAGCACTACAAGTAATGGTTTCAGATATAGATAGACACGTTATTTGTTTTGGAGCAGACCCGATAAGTGATAACGGTGTAAGTAGGACAAACGTAATTGATCCTATGTTTATTGCATGGAGTGACCAAGAAAACGTAGAACAATGGGAACCTCAAGCCACTAACACTGCAGGTTCATTTAGACTTTCTGCAGGGTCGGCTATTATAGGTGCTTTAAGAGCTAGACAAGAAACTTTAATCTGGACTGATACTTCTTTATATTCAATGTCTTTTGTAGGTCAGCCTTTTGTTTTCGCTGTTAATTTAGTTAATGAAGGTGTTGGGTTAGTTGGACCTAACGCTATGATTAACACGCCTAAAGGTGTGTTTTGGATGGATAAAAAAGGTTTTTATTCTTATACAGGGGGAATACAACAACTACCTTGTACCGTATCTGAGTACGTGTTTACTGATTTAAATCAATCACAAAGTTATCAAATATTTGCTTTCGTAAATAAAGCTTTTGATGAAGTAGGTTGGTTTTATTGTTCAGGAACTCAACTTGTTATTGATAGATACGTTGCATTTAATTACGAAGAAAACACATGGACTATAGGAAAACTTTCTAGAAGCAGTTGGTTAGATGAAGGTGTTTTCTCTACTCCTAAAGCAACTTTTACAGACGTTGATTATGTGGGCAATCTTTATGATCACGAAACAGGTTACGATGATGATGGGGTTGCTATGACTGATGTATATATAGAATCATCTGATTTTAATATTGATCCTGCAGGAGAAGAGTTTCAATCAATAAGTCGAATAATACCTGATATTAAATTTACAGGAGAAGGAGATTTAGGAAGTAGTGGTCAAACATTAGATATTGTTTTAAAAAGAAGAAACTTTCCAGGAGAATCTTTAATAACAGCGTTAACAACTCCTTGTACTTCAGTAACAACTAAAATAGATACTCGTGTAAGAGGAAGACAAGCGGTATTACGTGTGCAATCTAATGATAGCGACATTAACGTAACAGGCACTTCCTTTAGAATTGGAGCTACACGTATGGACTTCAAACCAGACGGAAAAAGATAATGGCTCAGATATTAGAAACTAAGTTACCTTACGCTACAGGACCAGTTACTTCTGTTAGTGCTGCTTTACTTTTTAATAGATTAGTACGAATATTAGAATTAAGTTTAGGTAGAGTACGTATAGGAGAAACAATTAATGTTAACCAGCTTCAAAGAGATAGTAATAAGTTTAATACTGGAGACCTTATTTGGAACTTGTCTACCGAACAATTACAATTATGGACAGGACAACAATGGGTAGATATTTACAGAGGATCAGAGAATGGGGTAGAAGCGGTAGCTTCTTTAGGGAAAATTTCAGTTTCATTAGATGGAGCAACGACAGTAATAATAGGAGACATAGCAACAAGTTATGGAACCGAACAATGGTATACATAAGGAAAACTAATATGGACTTAAATAAACTAAGAGAAGAATTAACTTTTGATGAAGGTTGTATAAACGAAATATATCTAGACCATTTAGGGTATCCAACATTTGGTATAGGACATTTAGTTCTTGAAATAGACGAAGAACACGGAGAAGATGTAGGAACTTCTGTATCAGAAGAACGTATTAAAAGGTGTTTTGAAAAAGATATAGAAAATGTTTTTAATGACTTAGATAGGAATATGCCTTGGTGGAGAGATTTACCAGAAGACCTTGTATTGGTTATGGCTAATATGTGTTTTAATTTAGGTGTTACTAGGTTACTAAAGTTTAAAAACTTCTTAAAAGCAATGGAAGAAAAAGATTGGGATAAAGCCGCAGTAGAAATGATAGACAGTCGTTGGGCTATACAAGTAGGTCCAAGAGCGGTTAGACTAAAAGACAGAGTTTTAAAAGGATAAATTATGAAAGGTGTAAAACATTACAAAGCAAACGGAACTGAGCATAAAGGAAGTTCTCATAAGATGGCTAACGGTACTTTACATACAGGTAAAGCACATACTAAAAGCAGTATGAAACTGTTTCATTTTAAAGACTTACCTAAAAAAGCAAAAGCAAAAGCTAAAGGTAAAAGATAATGGCTAATAGAAGTCAATACCATACGACTAAAGACGGTAAAAAAGCTAAGAAAGGTTTATGGTATAACATAGCTCAAAAGAAAAAAGCAGGTAAACCTATGCGTAAGAAAGGAGCTAAAGGTGCTCCTACAGCAAAAGCTATAAAACGTTCTCAAAAGAAAAAATAATGGCTACTAAAGAGAAATCTATAAGACGTACTACAGGTAAAGGTGGTAATTATAGAAAGACTAAATCTGGTGCTGGGATGACTAAAAAAGGAGTAGCCGCATATAAACGGAAAAATCCTGGCTCTAAATTAAAAACAGCTGTTACAGGTAAAGTTAAAAAAGGTAGTAAAGCAGCAGGAAGAAGAAAATCTTATTGTGCGAGATCAGCAGGACAAATGAAGAAGTTTCCTAAAGCCGCTAAAGACCCAAATTCAAGATTAAGACAAGCACGAAAACGTTGGAAATGTTAGATGGATTCAGCAGTACAGCTTATAACTGAACTTGGATTCCCTATAGCCGCAGCTCTAGGATTAGGTGCTTTTGTCTGGAAGCTTATTAATAGAATTATTGATGGTATGGAAGTTAAGGTAGATGTCTTAGACGAAAAGCTAGGGACAATTATTAATTCTATGGAAGGCAGACTGGGTGGCAAACTTGATAGTCAACACGGTATTTTAGTAGCCTTGATAGATAGAGTACGTTCTTTAGATAATGAAATCATAAGACAAGACACTATGATTAAAACTATTTTAGGAGTACCACAGTTAATTAATATAGATAAACTAGCGAAGGCAGATAGAGATGACCAAAGAAAAGACTAAAATATATATGACCGAGTTTAAAATAGAAAATAGTGTTTATGAAGGACCGTACATATACGCAAGTACTTTTGAAGAAGCTGATTTAGAAGCAGAATTATTAGGTTTTGTTATTGTAGGTGAAGTTAGAGTAACCTATACCGATAGCAACGAACAAGAAAAGGAAAGAGTTTTACATTAGGGAGATTAACAATGCAAGATGATGAAACAACAAAAGTAAAAATAATAGGTTTTCTATTTATTAGTTTTGGTATTATGTGTTCTTTTATATTAATTCAAAATGTTCAATCAGACCAAATTACACATAAATTTAAATCCCCTAGCTTTAATGGGGTTGGTACGTCTAGCCATTACCTTACTATTGAAAATCAAGAATGGAGTCGTAAGCTTACTATTAAAGAAGAAATTAAAGCACTTCAAGATGAGATAGAAAGAGAAAAAGAAAACAGTACACTAGCTAGGTTTCTTAGAAACCTTGAGTCACGTGTCTATGCTGAACTTTCAAGACAACTAGTAAACAACCTCTTTGGAGAGACCGCCTCTGATTCAGGTACAATAACCCTAGAGGGAAATACCATAGTATATTCAAGTGATGGTATTACATTAACTTTAACTATTACGGAAGCAGATGGCACAGTTACTTCGATTACGATTCCTATC